GTGTAATTTTATATTTTTTCACTATAGAGATTCTTCTACATCAAATTCAAATTGATACAATAATGCACCATCTTTAGCTGTACCTACAGCACCAAACTCTTGAATATCATTTGTTAAATGTACTGTAAAAGCAATATCATCATATGTTACTGCTGAATCATCTGCAAGTGCTGTTGTTAAAGGTGGTTCAATAGTAAGTGTTGATGCGTTACTTGATGCCTGAACATTTGCTACAATCATATATACTTTGTCATGTGATGCAAATTTTACAAAATCTCCTGACTTAAATGCGTTAGGATTATTGTTTTGGTGACCATCTACTGCAATCGTTGTATCTCCAACTGCGTGAACTCCATTTACTAAAATTGTACCAGATTCATTACCTTTTGCATTTTTTATTTCTGGTGGAGATATTGTAAAGTTTTCTTTACCTGATCTTTGTTTAATAATAAAAGCCATCAACTCTCCATATACATCTGTTCTAGTTCCTGTAATAATACGAACTGTAAAACCAAATCTTTGACCATCTATTTGTCTAGCAAGTTTCTTACCAGATTGAGATTTAGATATAATTGTATTTTGAATAGACTTTATTCCTAAAGTTTCAAATTTAGCATTAGATATTGGAAAAGCACCTGACATTAGATTAAGTTTTTACTCCCTCTTTCATTAACTGCTGAATTAATTATTGATGTAATAGTTCCTCTGTTTCTAATTAATAGTTCATCAAAACCAGAAGCATCTAAAGTGTTTATATTAAAATTAACTGTAGTTTGTCCACCATTTGTTCCTCTAGCGGCTTGTGTAATTTGGCCTGATGAGTTTGGTATAAACATTTCTGCACCACGTTCTCCAACTATTACAGGCTGACCTTTTCTTACTGCACCACCATTTGCCATGAATGGTATTCCACCACCACCTGAACCACCAGATAACATATTTAAAAAAATTTGTCTTTTTAGGTTAGTGTTTTGTTTTCTTATTAAATTATCTTTCTCAGCTTCTTTTTTATTAATATCATCTAATAATAATTTTTCTATTCCTAATAAAGCTATTCTTTCTATAGTTTTTGAAATTATATTAATTAATATTTGTTGTGCTAATTGTTTAAATGTTGCGTTTAAACTTTTTCCTAAAACTATTGCTTCTGCTATTGATTTAGATATTCCTTGAACACCTGATCTGATTGAACTAACTATTTCTTTTTCTATTTTAAAACTTTCATTTAGTTTCTTTAATTCTCCAGCTATTTTTTCAAATAATGATTTTTGTTCTACAAGATCAATATTTACTTCTTTAATAACTTTTTTTCCTTTTTCTATTTCTACAACAAATGGTACATCAAAACCTAATAATCTTTGTATCTCCTCTATTTGTCGTCTTATAAATCCTGTTGCATTTCCAACTGCTCTTACTGCACCAGCAAAAGCCTTTACAGCAAAAGTTAAAACTTTGCTTATAACTTTACCAATAGCTTCAAAATCTGCTGTATTTTCTTCTATAAATTCATTAAGTAATTTAAACTCTTTTTTAAGTTCATCAAAAAACCCAGCACCAGCTACTCCTCTTTTAAAATTAAATAATTTATCGCCAAGCATTGATAAAGTTCCTGTAAATGTACTTGCAAGTTCATCTGTTGCTTTTCCAAATCTACCATTTTTACCAAATACTTTTTCAAATGCTCTTATGGTTTCTTCAGCAGATACAGTAGCACCAGCAGAAAATCCTAATAAATCTCTAACACCTCTTTCTCTAAAAATATCTGCGGCAGCTATACCACCAGCAAATGATCTTTGTATTTGTTCAGCAGTTGTAGCAAAATCTATTCCTGTAACAGATGCAACATTTCCTGTTATCTCTAAAATTTTAGAAAGTTTATCTGCATCTCCAGCTACTACTGCAAGATTTCCTGATGCTTGTTGTATTTGTTCTAATGAAAATGGAACTTTACTAGCAAAATCAGCCATTACATCAAATGCTTTTGCACCCTCTTGGGTACTGCCAAATAATTGTTTTAATCTTACTTGTAAGTCTTCAATACTTCTTCCTGTTGTAATAAAAGATTTGACTACTAAACCAGCACCCAAACCTACAAATGCACCTTTCAAACTAAAAACTGCATTTTTCAATCCAGCTAATCCACCTCTGATACCATTAAATGCTTGTTTGGTTCGATCTCGTGCTGTTATGTTTATATTAAGATTTTGTGCCATTATATTTTAAATTTCTTTGCTTCTGATAGTTGTTTCTCAGTATTATACTGATCTGACTCTTTTTTCAAGTAAGCTAACCAAAGATTATAATGTTCTATAGGCATATCAAGAACTTCTTGGATTGTGATTTTTAACCTATCTGCTATGACTAAAAGCGACCTTGTATCTTGGTCGCTATTTACTTTTTTTCGGCTTCTTCGAAATTATCGCCTCTCGTTATCATTGTGGCAATACGATCTATTATTTTACCATCTGCTTTTTTTCGTAAAGCAAATTTATCTTCAGGATTAAATGCTTTTATCATTTCACCTTTATCATTTTTAACAAGAAGTTTCATAATAAGAAGATCAACAAGTGCATTTAAATCTTCAAAATTATTAGACTTTTTTATGATGTAATTTCTTTCCTCAAGGGTTAATGGCTCAGAATAAAAGACACTAGGATTCCCATGCTCGTCTTTCCACTCCTCTACTTCAATAGTAATAGTCTCCACTTGAATTACCCTCTGGTAATAAAATAAAAGCGAGTGAAGAACCAGCAGTTAAACTTGTTTGTGGGCTATCTGTTTCGTCAAAGTGCATTTCTAAAGTACCAGAGAATGAAGTTCTACCAGCAACAAAAGATTTAGTTGCATCTGTTAAAGCTGTGTCCTCTACTACATCTCCAGTTGTTTCTAGTGTAAATGATGTCAGTTCCCCAACACCAGTTCCACCAACTGTTACAACTCCTTCTTTTCCATGATGTGTGCTCATCGTGTTAGTCCTTTTGTTTAGTTTGTTTTTGTTTAAAAGAAGATTTTACCTCGATAGGTTTAATTTCTTTTTCTTGCTTATAGCCTAGACTTAAAAAATGTTCAAGATTAGATTCATTAATAACTATCTCTGAATTATCTTTATATAATTTAATGTCTTTAGCCATAACGCTTTATATTATTTATCTTCTTCCTCGTCAATATCTTCTTCGTCTTCTTCAAAATCATCTTCGTCCAAATCTTCTTCTTCCCAAGTATGATCTTCGTCTTCTAATGAATTTTCTCTAATTTCTTCAATTAAATCTTTTACTTCTTCACAAAGCATAGATTCTTTATCGTGCATCTTTTCTATTTGATCTATTTTTTTTGCAATCTTTTCTAATAGTTTATTTGTTTTCATTTTATCTCCTATGGTGTTCCAGCTTGATACTCGTACATACATCTAATAGTCATTCTTATTCCACCTACAGGAAATAATGAACCCTCGTCAGTTTCTACTTGAACGACCTCTGTATCTAAAGCGTTTCCACTTCGAGTAATATCAGTTTCTAATGAAGTTTCAATAGCAGTAATTAATTGATTTCTTTTAGTATCTATATTGGCTTCTGCACCTTTTACAAAACCAAGTATTACAAAATCTATTGTGCCATGCCTTGTTTTAGCACCACTACCAAGTTCGCTATCATCTCTGTTTTCTTCTGATGTTTGCACTATTACTGCTGGATATTGTTGCTCTGATAATTCGTCTAGCAAAAAAGGTTGTCTTGTAGCTTTCCTAATAGTTATTGGGCTAGATATAGCTGATATAGTTGATAATAAATTACTTGCTATGTTTTCTCTTACACTCATATTCTAAACTTTCTTAATTCTTTTTCTACAAATCTATTGAATTGCTTACTTATAATCTTTTCTGTTCTATTGTTAAAGCCAAAAAATTCTCTTTTAGGGTCGCCAAGCACTTGATTAAATAATGCTCTCTGACGCATTTGTGAGTTACTAAATGCTAAAGTTACTTTTCCTCTACCAGATTTTTTAATAGTAGATGCTGGAGTTAAACTACCTAACATTCTACCAGAATAAAATAAATCTACTTTTGTTGATTTACCCTCTCTGTTTAATTTTTTTAAATATCCCTCAGAGTAAGGTGCAAATGGTCTATCTCTAAAATCAATACCTTTTGCTGTTTTAGTTCTAATAATATCTAATAATTGAAAACCAGCTTGTTTTAATCCTTTATCAATTACTCTTGGTAATACAGATTGAAACTTTTTAAATTTTCTTTGTACTTGTTTAGAGTTTGTTTTGATATTAAGATTGACAGCCATTATCTAGTCAATCTTCTAAATCCATGTAAAGGTTCTCTCTCGTTTGTTACAATACTTCCATCAGCATCAGTATCATATTCAACACCATCTTCTAATATCATTCTCCATTCCATATTGTACTGTGCCATATAATATTCTGCCATTCTTTCAAATCTGTCTTTTTCTGTCTCTGGTCTAAATTTAGTTAATGCTGGTAAGTAGAATCTACCAAGAAATAGATATACACCAGCACGTTCAAACTGATCTAAATTAACTTTTGTATTAACCATCTCAGCAGTATTTAAAACTGTAATATCTGTAAATACGTTTTGTTTATATACAGGCCACCATTCTATTCTTAAATTTCTCAGAATATCATTAGTAGTTTGTGCTAGAAAATTAACTGTTTCTGTAGCTGTTGTTGAGATACCAAAATCAAAAGCATCAGGTTGATATTTCAAAACATCTGACGTTGTTATTAC